AATTAACGGTGATGATATTGTATTTTTGTCTTATTAACTCAAAAAAGGGGACAGCAGTAATGCTTACCCCTTCTTTGCTACAGTTATAATATTACAATAATAATTAAAAAGGCACGTCATCATCGATGCCTGATAATTCTTTATCTGTTCTAGATAAAGGTTTTTGTGATGGTTTACCTTGTGGGATACCAACTGGAATACCTTTTTCATTTATTTCCATTGGAAACTCTTTTACTTCTCTTTTAACATAATCAACTACTACGTTCTTTTCAGGATAGAAACCACCATTAGAGTTGGGTTGTTTCTCTTTTATTCCAATCTCAACTTTTCCTCCTAACCCTTCCAATTCTTCTGGAAGTTGTCCTCTCTGATAATTTTCTGATAAACCGGTAGCATCGCAGAAATGTTTAACTTTTCTGATGTTCATTGCTACTTTGCTAAACACTAGATAATCAAACAATTGATTAACTTTACCTTCTTTGTCCCATACGCAAATATTTATTTCAGCCATATCATTTCCAGATTTAGAAACTTTTCTGGTAGACTTCAAAACCTCAAAGTCATAAACTCCTGGCTCTAACATTGGGAAACTGTTTAATTCTTCTTCTGTCATTGGAGAAAAACTGTAACTCATTATTTAATATCCTTATTCATATTAATGTTTAAGTTTTGATTTGGATTAGCTTTATTTTCCATGTGTACAATTAACTTTTTAATCACTTCCTCGTTCATTTCCTCAAATGTCTCCGCATTTGCTTTGTCTAACCATTTTTGAACTACTTCTGGTTGTTCTTTAAATAACTCTATTAACTCTTTTAATCTTTCTACTTGTTGTTTAGTGGCTAGTTTTTCAGGAACAGCGTCTCTTTCCAGTATTTCCTTACCGTAACGTTTAGCAATCTCAGCATAGCTGAATGGGAATGTCTCACCATCTGGAAATGATTCAATTCTAGATTTCTTAATAACACCTATTCTTTCTTTACCGCGTTTTTGTACTTCAAATACTAAGTCAAAAAGATAATCTAATTTCTTGTAACAATCATATGTCGTACCAATAACAGACATATTATTACCATATTCATTCTTAGCGTGGGATGTAATAATCACATTCATATCTAATCTAAGTAATAAAGCCAGCAAATGTTTAATTTTCTTGTTTGCTTCGTTGTAATGTTTACCAAAATCAGTACCATTTTTAATAGCTGATTTATCTAACAAGTCATTGTAAAGTGTTGTCAGTGGATCTATCACCAATGTCTTGTATTCATGTTTCTCTGTCATAAGAGCTTTAACTTCTTTCATTAACTCATCAAAGTCTGATGTTTGAAAGATAACGCCACCTGATTTTTGTAATAACTTAACATATTGATCGTTTTCAATACCTCTTTCGGTGTCAATGAAATATGGACGAGGGAAACTAGCGGCAGCGGTAGATTTACCAGTTCCAGCGGTTCCGTAAAATAATGCTTTCAATCTCTTTTGTACTGATTCCGGTTTTACTGCTCTTAACGCCATAATATTTATTTCCTACTCTATAATAATTAACTTTTGCTTAAATGGGTCACTGGAATAGTTCGTTATTATCTATTTGTCCAGCAACCCACCACTCTAAATCTTTAACTTATAAAACTAATACCAGACGTAATCTCCATGATCTCTATCAATAACGTATCGTCTGCCAAACTCACGTTGATCTTCAAAGAAGACTTCTTCACAAACTTCGTCTAGTTGTTTTTGTATTAATTCGTCATATTCTTCTAAGCCAAGCTCGAGGAGGGTAGGGCTAGAGCAGTAATACTCAAAGTCTTCAGCATCTACTAAATGAGATAAGATTATTCTTCTGTCATGCAGATATAGTCTTCTTGACCACAGGATATATTCATCTTCTTCTTTTGTAGCGTATTCCCTAACGAGATCACTGATGAATGATTTAAGAGCGCAGAGTTCGTCGAATCTTTTTTGTCTTGATGAGAAAACTATCTTTTTTATATCTGGTGTATTATCCAATGCAACTATCATATGTTCATCCTTTGAACAACTATTGTATCCATTATTGCTGATTTTAGTAACTTCTTTTGAAACTTCTTTCAAAGATACTTGATTGTTTACATTATCTTGTCGTATAGTTCTTAAACTGTTCATTTGTAAAACTCCTGAAAATGTTAAATATTTGAATAGTAACTTAGCTCGTCCAGCTAGTAGGTGGTTACAGCCGCCTACTGGCATATTTAATTCTTTAATTCCGTATTTCTGTATATCCCTTCTTATTTTCTATCCTGTTTTTACCATCTCCTCTAATGACTTAATGTTGTTAAACTGTTTACTTACTACACGTTCAAGTATCTCTGATATAACATCTTGTATTGAGATTTCTTTATCAACACTCATCATTTTCATTTTTTTATAACATTCATTAGTAATTATTATGTTACTGACTGTTCTAAGATCTGGATCTTTACGTCTAATCACTTTCTATTTCCTCCGGTTCAGGATTAATTGGTTCTTCTAACTCTTTCTCATCTCGTCTCATCTAGTTCAAGATGATCTGATAAATACAATTATATAGTACTATAATACTATGTCAACACTTTTTTCATATTTATTAATAATTGTTTCAATTCCGCGTCTTGTTAATTCAGACATGCTTATTTCGTGGTCATAAGCTATCTTGCGCAATGTTTGCCACATTGAATAATCTACGGGAATGACCAAAGTTTTTTTGTCTTTTGAATCTTTGGCGTCTTTTGAATCTTTAGCGTCTTTTATCATGTAATGTTTCCTTTTAAATTGTTATATTGTATTATTCTTTAAATATAGTATTATAGTTTTATTAATAAATCAATAATAAAGGAAAACAAATATGAAAGTTAATATGTTTTTTTAATGGGAGATAGATTCGATGGATAGATGGATAGTTTACACAAAGAGGTTTAAGATCGTCTGACGGTCAAGGGGAGCTGATAACTCCCCAAACACCAAAATTCCGTTTACTGACAAAGTTAACTTGCAGATCAACAAAGTCATTACCTATCCGCAAGTATAGCTTTGACCCAGGAAACGTCAAGTCTTCATTTAGAAAAGGAACATTGAAACATGTCTATCGAGAAATTAGATTTTAGTTCTGTCAAACAAGCAAACAAACTCTTCACTACTTATCTAAACGAAGTCATCCAAAACATTAAGGACCCAACCGTTATCGGTTTGTATTGTTACCTGGGTACTTTACCCCCCACGTGGGATGTCAACGTTACTCATCTTATGAATCATTTCGCGTTAGGAAGAGACAAGGTAAAAAGAATATTAACTTGGTTAAAAAACAATCACCTACTTGAGTATGAACAAGAAAGAAATCATAAAGGATCATTTGTTAAGTGGGCGATAGTCATAAAAGATGGTTTTGATTTTTTAATACACCACGGACTCATAAACACCACTATACCGAAAACCAGTACAATGGGTTTACCCACTATACCGGAAACCCAGTCACTGGGTAATCCAGTCACTGGCAAATCTGCACCTATAAAGAATATAGATAATAGAAATATAAATACTGAGAGAGAGAGGCCACTCTCATCCTCTCCAAAACTTATCTCTTCTCGCTTCAAGCCAAGTCAAGAGCAAATAGAGTTCGCTAAAGTTAACAACCTAGATATCAGCTCAGAGCGATCAAAGTTTATTGAGTATTACCAAAACAAAGGTGAGAAGAAGATTAAGTGGAGACCTGCGTTTACTAACTGGCTTGTAAGATCAGCTGAGTACAAAGAACAAAAATCAAACAGTAAATCTATTTATCGAGATAAGTCGATACAATATTCAAGTAATAGTAAAAATAATGAACAATCTTCGCCACTTAATCAGAAGAAAGAATTTTTCACAGCATCTGAAGACTTCAAAAGGACCTATGACCCATATTATTCAAATCCCCATGGAAGAAAACTTAATGTTGAAGTTAAAAACGTTTCTGTGGGCAATTGTGTTGATTACCTGAAGATTTAATGGCTAACCCGTCACCTGACAAGGGGTAGATGTTAAGATCTATTGTAGGTCAAATTTGGAGTTCAGGATGAACCGTATGAATCGTATGATTTCTAAAAGTGGCGTTCCAAAATTTGAGGAAATAGAATTAGGATCTAGAGTTTGTAAAACGATAAAAGAAACTTTCTTCAAAGATGAAGAATGGGCTAAGTGTTGTTACAAAGTTGCTGACAAGTTTACTCAACTAAAAGTAATAATGAGAAAAGTATTGCCCGATGCTAAAGATTCAGACAGGTTAGAGATGATTAGTAAATACTCAAGTGAAGACTTGGAAGACGCTTTTAGTCATCTAGTTGGTGATTATATTCCGAGAAGTGTATGCGAAGTAATGGATGAAGTAGGTCGTTAATTATACATTTTAATGTTTCATGATAATGTTTCACGGTGGTAAAAGGTTCTACGTAGAACGTTAATTGTTTCACGAAATATGTTTCACGGTGTAGCTAGTATGTAACTAGTATGTAGCTAGTATGTAATTAGTATGTAAATTGAAAGGATAAGTTATGGCCAAAGGATTGCGCCTAAAGAAATCAAATGTATCAAAGATGTTTCCCAAAAAAACAGTCATTAAGACAGCGACTTCTAAATCTAATTCTCTTAAATCTCCTAAGTTCTCTAAATCTCTCAATCCAAATCCATACCCCAAAGAAACAACTGAGCAAATCTTATTCATAGAATGGTTAACTATCCATGGTATTAAAGTTTCAGCGTCAGCTAATGGTGGTAAGAGAAACATCATCGAAGCTGTAAAACTGAAGAGAATGGGGGTAGCTGCTGGGTTTCCTGATCTCGAAATTAACATTCCACGAGGTCAATATCACGGATTATTTATTGAAATGAAGCGTCAAAAAGGTGGACAACTATCGATCAAGCAAATAGAATGGCATCGTTATCTGAGAGAGCAAGGTTATTGTGTTGAGGTTGCAAAAGGCTTTGAGCATGCGAAAGAGATCATGATCAAATACATGGCTTTAGGTGAATTTCACAGATGTGATCGCTGTTTTCATAGGTGACTCCTTAGTTAGTTGGTTAAGTGTGATGTAATCTAGTATCTCGTTGTTTAGTTGATCTGTTATTAGTATGTTATTAGTATGTTATTAGTTTATTGCTATTGTTGTTGTGGTTTTATTTTAAACGTTGCAAGCCCTAGTTTCTAGCTAGGGTTTTTTTTAATCTAAGTTATGTTATTGTTATTTATGTACCATCTATTTGTATACCATCATTGCATCGGATAGCTTTATTTTATTTTCAAAATCAAAAGGACTTACTCTTATGACCCCAGAAAGCAAAAAAAAACTTAGAGATCTTCTGATCGGACATGAATCATTTGAGCAATTTCCATACACCGACACGACTGGACATTTAACAATCGGCATTGGTAGAAATCTTACTGACAGAGGAGTTTCAACGAGTGAAGCTTTGGCAATGCTTGATAATGATATTATTTATTTTGTTAATCGTCTTAATCACTATCTTACATTTTTTGACTCACTCGACGATATACGTAAGATTGTTCTTGTCGACATGTGCTTTAATCTGGGTGTACACGGTTTACTTGCGTTTGACCGGATGCTTGACGCGATGAAAGACGGAAACTTTAAGCTTGCTGCGATCGAGATGCTTGACTCAAAATGGGCTGGGCAAGTGAAGGGTAGGGCTGATCAGTTAGCTTCGATGATGAGAGACGGTGAGGGTTAGTCGATGGGAATAGCTGACTGGCTAGGTATAGGTAAGACTATTGCTGAACCAATCAAAGCAGTCGGTGATCTATACACCACTGATAAAGCTAGGATTGAAGCTAATGCTAAGCTACAAGAAGCAGACTCAAAGGTAATAGATAGCCAAACAAAGCTACAAGAAGTCACCCAAAAGCCTCAGTTAGCTTTACTAGAAATTGATCGTATATTATCGATGTCTTCTAACATATTCAAAAGTGGATATGTTCCTTTAGCTGGGTGGACGGCTGGTTTTCTATTTCTTGTGTATTGGTTTCCTCAGATAATCATAGCTACATACGTTTGGGGATGGGCTTGCATTGAATCAGGAAGGGTTACCCCGTTCCCGATTCGACCTGATGAGATTATGAATTTAGTCTATGTAATGTGTGCCGGTGGTGTTCATTCATTGTTTAAAGGTAAGAGCTAATAGTTAAGAGTTAATAGCTAAGAATTAATAGTTAAGAATCAAATTGATTATGTATTATTCTCTTTAGCTTCATTTTTAACTTGTTGATACATTATAAACAAGGCTTTCTTCATTATTTGAGAGCTGCTTTCTCCCAACTCTTCTCTAATAAACTCTAATTGCTTTTCCATGTCTTCGGTGAATGCAAAACCTCTGTTTTTTATTGTTGTAGCCATATTATTTTCATCCTATTTATAATTAAGCAACTAACTTAGTCAGTATCACACCACCAAACATGGCTATGGTTGATAGCATAGTTCCTACCAGTGTTCCGATAATCCATTTGAATTGTGAGTCCATTTTGTTTTCCATGTGTTCAAATCGCTGATCAATTTTTTCAAATCTATAGTCTATCTTTTTAACCACATCTTCTAGTATTTGGATTCTTACTTCGTGATCAATGTATTCAGGATTTTGGATAGCCATTATTATTTTCCTTTAGTTATTGTTATTTTCATAATCATGATAACATTACAATTTAATCACGTCAATATTGTTAGCTTAAAATATAATTAAAAAATACCTTTGACTATTGATCATAATTCATTCAAACTTCTTTTTGTAATTTAACTAATCAGGAAATTTAAACTTATGAAACACATGAACAAATTAATAATTTTATCTATTATTTCAGCTTTAATGACGTCTGTAGCGTTCGCCGAGTCGAACTCTTATGTCTTCGTGTGGCATAAAACAACACCAGTTAACGTGCCTGTGAATTTAGAAAGTGAACACACGGTTGTCATAAAAAACAAACGAGGCCACAACGAAATATATCCGTTTTCATTCACCCTACAAAGTGGAGAGCAGAGGGCATTTTATAGTGGCAAAGTCGAGGTTAGATCGCACGGCGAAGCAAAATTTAGATACAAATCTAATTTAGGAGTTCAGAGAGATACTGCAGGAGTTTACCCGATTGTCGCAATAACAGAAGTTGGCGGTGATTCTAAATCTAGTCAAGTAGCAAATGCTGTTTTAACTATCAGTTAAAATGAAAATAGTCATCTGTCAGTTGATAAACAATGTTGACTGACAGATAGCTTTAATATTTAGATTTATAGCTTTCCCCCCGTTCCGAAATCCCCCCTTATTTATGTCTAGTAATCATCTGATTATTTATAGTACAATTTATACGTATCAAATAAGGATATTGATAAAGATGGCTAGACCAAAATTTGAGATCACTCAAGAAGTTATTGATAAAGCAGAGATGCTTGCGTCTCAAGGAATGTATAAAGATCAGATAGCAGATTGTTTGGGCATTTGTTACGACACTTTGAATGAAAAGAGCAAAATGTATCCCGAGTTCTCCTCAGCTTTAAAAAGAGGAAAGGCCGCAGGAATAGCATTAGTCACGCAAGCTTTACTTAATAATATACAAATTGGCAATGTAACAGCGCAAATTTACTATCTAAAGTGTCAAGCTGGCTGGAGAGAGAAAGACGATAATGCTAGCGAAGAAACAACATCACTAATGCAAAAGTTAATCGATAAACTTTAAATTGTAATAATAACGGATTATTTATGACTAGAAAAACTCACTATTGTGGATATTGTGACGAACAAATAAAAGGTAAGGCTATCTGGGAGAAAAAAGTAGGTGGCTGGGTTTGTGAAGATTGCAAAGAAATACTAGATAAAGAGAATGACAAAAAGTGATTAATAAACAATTGCGCTTATTAGACTATAGACGCATAATAGTGCAAGATAGAATCATAACCATCAATTAATAATTTTAAAAAGGATTTTAAAATGACTGTTCAATCAATCAGAAGAGACTACGGCGACAATATTACGATTGTCCGTATGGTGACTAACGATATTATCGAAGATATTGCCGCGACTGGTTATATTACTGCACAATCTGCAAGTATTGCTGTTGCTAACAACGGAGAATTCACTTGGACAGTTGGTGATGCTGTTTTGATTCAAGACGTCACTGGCGCCAATACTTTGTGGAACATTTTTGCTGATTTTAGATCTGTCGTCCCAGTTTTCCCATTGCTTCCAAACTTACAAAACATCTTCGCTCATGCTGGCGGTGGACAAGCATTGGCTGTTCAGCTTAACCCAGGTTTTAACGTAGTCATTACAGTTGCGACCGCTGCTGATAGTGCTATATTGCCCGTGAACGTATTAGGCCAAACTGTTATTGTTACAAATAAAGCCGCTAATGCGATGAACGTATTCCCAGGAGTAGGCGATAGTATCAATGCTTTAGCTGTTGACACGGCTTTATCAGTTGCTGCCGGTGCAACGACTGTATTCTACGGAATTACAGCAACAAACTGGGTAAGCAAATAATCGTTTATTTTTGTTATATGGATTTAAACGGATTTAAAAGACAATAGGGGTTTGTAGATGGCTATTACTAGTATTCAACGAGATTACGGTCCTAATGCTTCTATTGTTAGAATAGTAACAAATGATGACTTAGAAAATATCGTTCTCGGTGGATGGTTAGCAACCCAAGCAGAAAGCATCATTGAAGCAAATAATGGTGAATTCACGTGGAAAGATAACGATACTGTATTGGTTTCATATCCCACAGGGTTGATTAATGGATTTACTGGTAGGGAAATTCAAGCTTCGATTTTAATGAATGTCTTTCCTAGCTTTCTTTCGTTAAATCCTATTTCTCCAGTTTACCCCAACAATCAATCGGCAGTTGCTCACCCAGGTGGTGGTCAGGCTTTAGCTACTCAAGTTAATCCAGGAATCAATATACTTCTTGTTGTGGCAACCGCAGGTGACAGTTTTATATTGCCGAACGATGTTCTCGGTCAAACTGTTATTTTGGTAAACAGAGGGGCTCAGACAGCTGCTATATTTCCTTTTGTCGGAGATAAAATTAATGGAGGAGCAGTTGATGCCTCTATAAATATTGCTGCTGGAGCTACCGTTATGTTTATCGGGACAAGTAGGCTGGAATGGAATACGATATAAATAATATACACTTAATTAACTAGTAAATGGAGATACTAAAATGGGAACAGGCGAAGAAGGTAAGGTTTACAACGTTAAAGACGAACAATACTCAGCGATGCCAGGATCTTGGCAAGCTAAGAATAACATCGAGATGAACAAAGGCATGGGTTACAACAACATGGCTGATCAAGCTAATACACCACATCCGGCTACTAAGATGGAAGGTGCTAAAATGAATAAGCAGATGGAACCAAAAGCTGCTAATGATAAATATAACTATAACGCTAATCGTTAATAGTTTAGATTTTAAAGTTTATATTTAAGAGTTAAGAGTTAAGAGTTAGTTGTTGTTCGGACGTTTCTTTTCCCCTCGAAATCGGGGGGATTATTTTTATAAGGATAGAAATACAATGGAAAATATCGAAAGTATTGTTAAGTCAGAAGTCGCAGGCGTTAGTGAACAAGAATTGAATGCAAGATTTCAAGTGTTTGGTCATCACTATCAATCATTATGCTCATGTTTAAATGCATCCCCAATCGATCTTAAATTCAGAGATTTAATCACTAGAGAATTTGCTAATGGTTTCGTTTGGGCGAAAGAAGCATTTAACTGTGCAATCTTAGATGCTAAGAGATCAGCTGAAGAGAAAGCTATTGAAGAAAAAATTCAAGAGACAGTAAAATCATGCGAAGAACCAGTTCAGGCATGTGAGCCAGTAGACGCAGCATAGTCATCTATATCTCATAAGAGACTATACTATATATGTCTGATGATTTTAGCTCAGAGCAACTTGATACGTTAAGGGACTTTCGCAAGTTTGCGCCTAAGTTTCTTAACATTCGTACTAAGTCTGGCGAGCCAAAGTTATTCAAATTCAATCGCGCGCAAGAATATTTGCACGAGAGATTGGAGAATCAGCGCAGGGAAACAGGACGTGTGCGCGCTGTAATCCTCAAGGGAAGGCAGCAAGGATGCTCGACTTATATACAGGCTCGTTTATTTCATCAAGTGATAACGAGTCGCGGCAAGAAAGCTTTCATCTTAACTCATGACAAAGAGGCAACTAAAAACCTCTTTGGAATGGCTCAACGATTCTGCGAGAACTTAGATAGTGGACTCATACCAAAACCTGATACTTCTAACGCTAAAGAGTTATATTTTCGTGATTTTGATAGCGGTTACGCTGTTGGTACTGCTGGAAATAAGTCAGTTGGTCGTTCTCAAACTATTCAGCTTCTGCACGCCTCTGAAGTTGCGTATTGGGCGTTTGCTGATGATCATTCAAAGGGTATTCTCCAAGCGATAAGCAACGAACCAGGTACTGAAATATTGATGGAAAGTACAGCCAATGGAATTGGTAATTACTTTCATCAGCGCTGGTTAAGTGCATTGAATGAAGACAACGAATATCAGGCTATATTTCTCCCGTGGTATTGGCAGGATGAATATACTTACAATGCAGATAATATGAGTCTGACTGACGAAGAAGACTTATTATATAAAATGTATAGTAAGAATGGCTTAACAAAGCAGCATTTAGCCTGGCGAAGATTAAAGATTACCGAGTTTAGTAAAGATTTCGAGGCTGGAAGAGAGCATTTCAATGTCGAATACCCTATTAATTCAACAGAAGCATTTAAAAACCCAATCCATAATGTGTTCATCAATTCAAAGTATGTAGAGAAAGCGAGGAAAGCAAATGTTGAAGCGAATGGGGCTCTTGTTATTGGTGTTGATGTCGCTATTTCTGATAGAGACCGCACTGCAATACTCAGGAGACGCGGACGAAACGCTTTCAACCTTGAGCGATTTCAAAATTATAACACAATGGAAATCGTCGGACGGTTAAAGCGAATCATCACTGAAGAAAAACCTTATAGAATGTATATAGATTGCATTGGTATTGGCGCTGGAATTGTAGATAGACTTCAAGAAATGGGATATGACTGTGTGGAAGGTGTTAACGTGGCTCGCTCGGCTAATGATAAAGAGCGGTTTAAAAATCTACGGGCTGAACTATGGTCAGATATGCGTGATTGGTTCTACGGAGAGTTGCCAGTGCAAATACCTGATTCCGATGAGTTACATGGAGAACTCTGTAGTCTCGGATTTAAGGAAAATAGCTCTGGACAGCTGCAAATTGAAAGTAAAGACGAATTGCGATCAAGGGGATTGCCTTCGCCTGACGGAGCTGACGCTTTGAGTTTGTCGTTCTTTGGTGGTGCATATGGAGGTAGCAGTAGTCATATTGCTATTGAGAGACTATCACCGTTTGAAAAGACAATGTTTAGGTGATGTCGCCGAGTTATCGCCGAGTTATCGCCGAGTTATCGCCGAGTTAAAGA